ACTGGTGGCAATGGTGAGTATGTGGCTATCGTCGCTGTTGGTAACTCAATGAGTGCTGATGTAACTGAGTTGAATCTTTACCTAAGTCCCGGCGAGACTATGACATTCAGCATTGAATCAAGCCAGTCTGCCACCGTTGGTGTTGGTATAACTTGGTCTGAAGACCTGTAAGGTACGCTATGCCACTTAAGAAACTAACACTTAAGCCCGGAATTAACCGGGAGAATACTCGTTATACCAATGAAGAAGGCTGGTATGAGAGTGACAAAATTAGGTTTCGTCAAGGAACACCTGAGAAAATTGGTGGGTGGCAGCGTATTTCGTCTGATACTTTTTTAGGTGTCTGTAGGTCTATTTGGAACTGGGTTACCCTAGGCGGCATTAACCTGCTTGGTGTTGGTACTAACGTCAAGTTTTACCTTGAGGCTGGTGGTATTTACAACGACATCACCCCGTTTCGTGATCAGGTTACGCTAACAAACCCATTTGAGACATTTAACGGCTCCCCCATTGTGGAGGTGACAGATGCAAATATCGGCTACATCGACGGCGACTATGTAACGTTTTATGGCGCTACGGCTGTAGGAGGGTTGACCCTATTTGGGGAGTACCAGATTACAACCATTGGGGCTACCTCCTACACCATTACCGCAAGTTCTAATGCCACTTCAGACGCAGTGGGTGGGGGTACGGTATATGCGCTGTATCAGGTTAACGTCGGGCCAGCATATGTAGTACCACTCGTTGGTTGGGGTGCAGGGCCTTGGGGTGCAGGGCCTTGGGGTGTTGGCGAATCATCTTCCGATGCGATCCGTCTATGGAGCCAGCACAACTATGGGGAAGATTTAATCTTCGGTGAGCGCGGCGGTGAGATGTATTATTGGGATGCTTCATCAGGTTATTCCTCTATTTCCTTTGTGGCTACCGTAGCTAATCCTACAGTCATTACTGCCGCTGCCGAATACCCAGAAGGAACCCCGCTGCGTTTTGCCCCAGATTCGGGTTCTACACTGCCTGTAGGTATAGAGCCGGGGTTGATGTACTACGTCCGTAATCCAGTAGGTTCTGCGTTCAACATCTCCACTACACCGACTGGCGCGTTAGTTGGGGTTACTGGCGCGTCAACAGGCACCGTGCGTATCTTGTCCAACGCGTACAAAATGGCTGATTTTGGGGGTGCAACAGATGTACCAACACATCAAAACTGCTTATTAGTATCTGACATCAGCCGCTTTGTGTTTGCCTTCGGCACAAATGAATATGGTTCAACCGTTGACGATCCACTACTAATCCGCTGGTCTGAGCAGGAAGATCCGTTCAACTGGACCCCATCTGCGACTAACCAAGCGGGTTTCTTGCGACTATCCCATGGCTCTGAAATTATTACTGCCATTCAGTCTAGGCAAGAGATTCTGGTCTGGACCGATTCGTCGCTGTATGCGCTTCAGTATGTTGGTGCGCCGATCGTGTGGGGCGCACAGCTTGTCGGGGAAAACATCTCTATTGCAGGGCAAAACGCTGTAGCCTATGCTAATGGTGTGTCTTACTGGATGGGTAAAGACAAGTTCTACATGTATAACGGAACTACCCAAGCCCTTAAATGCGATGTGCGGCGGTTTATTTTTGCCAACTTTAACTCCCTCCAATATGCGCAGGTATGCGCTGGAACCAACGAGGGTTTCCATGAAATATGGTGGTTCTATTGCTCAGCCGATTCCACTACTAATGATAGATATGTGGTTTATAACTACATGGAGAATATCTGGTACTACGGCACTCTGGCAAGGACTGCGTGGTTAGATTCTGGATTGCGTAATTACCCACTAGCAGCCACTTATAACAGTAACCTTGTAAACCATGAGCAGGGTGTTGATGACAACGCTACAGCTACCGAAATGCCGATTGAAGCCTATGTGGTATCGGCAGAATTTGACCTAGACGATGGTCATAACTTCATGTTTGTGTGGCGCGTAATACCAGATATTACGTTTGATGGCTCCACAGCAGCGTCACCAAGTGCTACTATGCACCTATTGCCACTGAAGAACTCTGGCTCTGGATACTCGGTAAATAAGGCTGTAGACTCAAATCACTCAGTTGCTAATACAAGTTATGCGTCTATCACACGAGTTGCTGAACTGCCCATCGAGGAGTTTACAGGGCAGGTGTTTACTCGCGTACGCGGAAGGCAAATGGCGATTAAGATTAGCTCTACAGATTTGGGTGTAACGTGGCAGCTTGGCGCTCCCCGCCTCGACATGCGACCTGATGGACGGAGATAACGATGGGCGACACGCAGAAGGAATCGTATTGGGTGCTCGGGTGCCCCGTACGTACTGCGGGGATGGATTCATTAAGCTCCCTATTCCCCGCATGGGAAGAGCTATGGGCTACAGTGGTAGAGGCTTACTTACCTGATGTAACTGACCCCATGTTAAAGGCCCGGATGCACGAGTTTATAGCCCAAGAACGAGCACATAAACATGCCCATCACGCACATAATAAACGTCTTGGCTGGGCGTTAGATGTGGAAGCGAGAGAGGTTGCTCAGGTTGCCCGAGCTATGGCTAGACCAAAAATGCGTATATGGCTGTCAGCTATGGTGTCTATAGAGCATATTGCTTCTTCGCTATCCCGGTACTTCCTCACTAACCTTGCGCCACAACTACAGGGGCGTAGCAGTGCGCTTTTCCGTTGGCACTCAGTAGAAGAACTACAACACAAGTCACTAGCAATAGACCTATGGGACTACCTAGGATACAGCCGCACAGATATTTGCAAACATGCGATGCGTAATTTATACTACGTGCTTAGGCACTGTATGACTAGTACGGTTGTTGTACTGCGTACAGAAGGGCTGTTAAAGCACCCACGTACATGGGTTAAGTTAGTGGTAGTAGCGGGGTTTCTAGTACGGCATGTAGGCATACCGCACCTGCAGCTTTTACGGGACTCATTCCATCCGTCGCATATTGATGATACGGAACTAATTTTAAGGTACGCATGAAATCCCCACGTAAATTTGCGCAGCAGAAAGACAATCCTGCAATCAAAGGCAGTATGACTGTAGAGGAGATCGTGCGTGTAGATTGGGAACGTAACTATAAAAAATTAGATGTACCTTTAATGGGTGCCCGCATGACAGTTAAGACCCACGTGGAAAATGGTGGGGATATATTCCGGGTACGTAATACGCTTATTTTAGTTACCCCAGAAGAAGACGAATACACAGAAATTATGTTTCATACTATCACAGCCGACCCATTTGAAGTGTACATGTCCCTGATGGTTATGTTTTTTATTGCTTTGAACAAAGACCAAGGTACAGAAGAAGCGTATACATACCTACCCAGTAAAGCTATTTATCGCGCATCTAAGAAGTGGCTTAAAGACTTTGTAGATATTGAAGACGCAGGGGATGAGGGTGGGGACTTATCAAAATATAAGATAGTTATCGACGTAGCCGGGTTTGTTGCAAATGCTACTGCGCAGCAGCAACAACAACAAAGACGGGGGTAAGCTATGGGCTACGTCCAAAAACAATGGGAAGACGCATGGGACTTTGTTACCGACGATATACCTGAAGCTATTGGGGATGCGGTTGACTTTATCCTTGATGATATTGTTTCTCCGGTTTTAAATGCTGTCGGTAATGTCATTGATACCATACTTGATGATCCTATCAAGGCAATTGCGCAGGCTGCGGCAATTCTGACTGGCAACGCATGGGCGCTCCCCCTTATTGACGGTGCTGATGCAATTATTGCCGGTAAAGATATTGGGGATGTTCTTGAGTCAATGGCAATATCGTATATTACCCAGAAGGCAGGATCATATGTCGGTTCTGCTGCGGGTAATTATGCTGGGGAGCTTGCAACAGATTTGGGCCTTAGTGCGAGTGATATAGCCCTCGCTTCTGAAGTTGTTGGTTCTGCGACTAAAGCAGGCACAGTGGCAGTTATTACTGGGAAAGACCCACTGCAGGCGTTCCTCACTGGAGGCATTAGTGCGGCAGTCCCTACAATCCTCGGGAAAGTAGGCGCGATTTCATCAGCGCCTCAATCAGTACAGCAAGTAGTAGAAGCGGCAATAAAAACACAACTTAATGGTGGTAACGTAACCGCTGCGGTCCTTAACTCTCTGATCTCTTCTTCAGGTATTGTTGTCGATACAATCAAGTCGTTTGACCCTGACAATAAACTTAGCACTACTCAGCAGGCAATTTTAGCTGACGTGCTTATGGGTACGGCTACTGCCGCGATTACTGGGGGTAATCCTTCTTTAGTAATCCAAAATGCCATAAGGCAAGCGGGTATAAGGGCACTTGAGGAGATGGTAACTTCAGGCTTTAAGAATACTGTTACTCAAGCGGATACTACATATTCCACGGCTAAAGCACTTGCAGATAAAGTAGATGCCAACATAGCCTCACAAGAAGACGCAGCGGGTAACTATAATGAATATGTTAATTTAGCGCAGTCTAAGATTGCAGAGGAAACACGTCTGAAAGGCGTATACGACGCAGCGATTGCTGCGCATAATGCCAACCCATCACAAGCTACAGCAGATGCGGCAAATGCAGCGGTAGCTGCGTATAACGGGTATGTAACCGCGTTTTCTGCAGAATATAACGAGCAAATACGCCCAAAAATAACAGAGTATGCCCGTCAATTAGATACGCTAAAGCAAGAGTACGCTGTGATGAATGGTGATTATGAGGCTGCTATACAGGCGTTTGCTAATAGTACTGACAAAATATCTGCTGTACTAGACCCTATATACCGTACTAGCAACCGTGCATTTGTTGAGGCAATGAACCCAGACTTCAACGCTGAGGAATATCGGAAGCTAAATGGTCTCGGCGCAGATGTAGATATATACGAGCACTTTTTAGGTGTTGGTCAGTTTGAGGGGTTACCTGTAAATGCGTCCCAAGCACTATCTGCCGATGCAAAACCTACTACCATAGCTAAGACTACCACTGCCCCCGCAGTAAATAATGTATTTGATGGTAGTGAGTATATGTCTACGGTAGCCGCCCAAAAAGCAGCGGTAGCTTCGGGTATGAACTATTTTATAGACCCCGAAACAGGTAGTACATATAAGATACTGACAGCCGCAGAAGTAACTAACAAGATTAAAAGTGCTACTAGTTTTGCAGAAGCGTACTCTATGGCGCGTAAAGCATACGGCGCAGATGGTACTTTTGAGTGGACAAACCCAGCTACTGGGAAGACAACCTCGTTCAATACCCAAACTAAAGAAGAAGCTGCAGCAGCATCTAACGCTGGGTCGTTAGTAAAAGTAAACCAAGAAGTTACTGACTATGTAAACGCTAGGATTTCTGAGAACATACTAGACTTTAAAAACTGGAACTCTGCAGAATTAAATAGAGCCGAGTACGCCGCGTATGTAGATTCGTACCTAAATGCTACTGATGCGCAGCGCCAGCTTATGCTTAAAGGTAATGATCGGATGACGTATGGCGTAATTGACGGTGTACTGAAGAACGCACCTCAAATGATCCAGCAAGCGGCGGATGCTAAGTTCTTCTACCCCTCTGCGTCGGGTACGCTAACTGCAAGTGAGTATACAAACTACTTACAAGTTATGAAGGCCGCAGGTAGCCAAGTAGCAGGGGATATTGCAAACTTAGCTGTAACCGGGCTGCAAGGGTTAAATGCAACATTTGGCTACGACACCGCTACGTTAGACCGGATTAAACAACTTATAGCCGAAGACAGCGATACCGAAATGTCCAAGCTAGTAGGCAACGAAAAGGTTATTGCCGGTGGGCTTGCTTCAGGTATTACGTCTGCTGCTTCGTGGATGATAGGTGGCCCAGCACTAAGTATTGCTACTATCGGAGCCATTACTGCAAATAACTCGTGGCTTGAGGGTTCTACTGCGGTTATTGATAGTCGGGGGTTTGCATACAAAGATGCAGCAGAAGCACAAGCAAACGGGGTATGGACATTCCGGGCATTAACTACATCAGAGAACGCATACCGTACCGCCCTACTCACATCGCTAGAAATTGCTGGTGAATCAGTTGGCGTACCGGGCATGTCTAAGATAATGAAAGGGATACCGATTGGTGGTACTACTGGGGATATTGTTAATGCAGTTAAGAACTACTCATTGGGTATGGGTAGCGAGGTAATAACAGAGATTCTTACAACTACTGCACAGATGGCGGCGGATAAAATTTCAACCTTCGGGTTGGGGCAAAATGCTACATGGGCGGACTATCAGCAGGCCGTGCAAGATACAACACTTGCAACTATGGTTGCAGTCGGTACTAGCGGTTCTATGGCTACGGTACGTAATAATCTACGAGCAGCTTCGATAGCTACTACAGAATGGCTCGATGCCCAAGCTACTATAGTTCCTATGACATATAACACCGTGGTTGCAAAAACTGCAAGCGGTGCAGATGTAACATTTGCAGAGTTAGTTACTGCCCAGTCCCTTGCTAATTTTGATAGCGCTGCAGCAGCAGAAGAGTTTGCTAACTTAACCCCCACCTATGCACTAAACACATATATACAAGTTGAGGGGATGGATAAAATAGCCCTTGGGGATATATTTGCTGATGTGAAGGCCACTGCAGATAACTCTTTCCTTAGCGAATCTACAGTTGCAGAGATTTTTAGGCAGCAAGATTTTAATCCGGTGTACGCGGACTATACTCAATTTACTGGTAAAGTTGCTGATACAACTACGATTAATACCATTACAACATATATTGATCAAAATACCCTCGATCTAGCTGAAGTTAAAGAAATCGCAAAGCAAGAAGGTATTACTCTTACGGATGCACAGGCACAGGAATACGTTAAACAAGGTAATGAAGCAGAATTAACTACTGCTTTGCAGCAGAAATTAGATCCTACAGCTACTACATATGAAGAAGCTAAGGGCATGTTTATAAATACCTTTGGGTATGTACCTACATATAATGAAATACAGCAGTTTGTAGGGGTTATAAACGAGACAACTCAAAGTAAGGCTATTGGGGAGTACGTTGACCCTAGGCAAATGACAAAAGAGGAAGCAAAGCAATATCTTATAGACCAAGGATACACCCCCACCGATGCAGAAGTAACGCGGTTTGTTGGGCAACTAAACGAGCAAACGCAAGTTGCAAATATTGCAGCATGGGCTGATCCTAGAGTAGTCGATATAGGGGAGGTGGAAGCGGCATATGCAGCGTTAGGGCTTAGTAGACCTACACAAGCCGACGTACAAGCACTATTAGGGCAATACGCTGAGTCTGATTTAGCGGGTAAAGCAGAAACTAGCCTACCCACGGCTCGATATAACTCTGTACTAGCGCAGCTTGACGCTCTTGCTGAAGCATCTGGGCAAGACCAAGCAATTCTTGACGCAATCGCGTTAGTTAAATCTGATTTTTCAAGTCAGATTACCGACCTTGGATTTAAAGTCGATGAGCAGACAGGTGCCCTTACTGACCAGATTACCACTACAGAAAAGAATATTTTAGATAAGGTTGCTGAGTACGAAGCAGCAGGACTAAGCCGAGATGAGGCTACACAAAAAGCTATTGACGCAGTAGCCATAGAACTTAATACGACTAAAGAGGATATTCTTAAGCGTTTAGGTACAACGGAAGAAAATTTATCCGCAACTATCAATACCCTCAGTCAAGATGTTAGTGCACTAGGTACCCAGCTTGCTACTGCAGAAACTAATATCTACTCTAAGATGGCTGAGTATGAGAAAGCCGGTATTAGTAGGGATGAGGCGTTGAGTAAAGCTATTGCAGACGTAGCTGCTGACCTTGGCACAACTAAAGAAGCGTTACTTACACAACTCGGTGTTACTGAGGAAACTTTAACTCAGAAAGTATCTGATGTTGAAACAAACCTTGGCACTAGCATTGCAGATTCTCAAGCAGCTATCCTAAAAGAACTAGACCTAGTTAATATTAGACTATCGGAAGAAATTGCTGCAGGGGATGCAACGCTAGCTACGCAAATAACAGATGTCGAAGCGGCTGTCCTCGACCGTGTAAATCAGTACGAACAAGCTGGTATATCCCGTGACGAGGCAACACAACAAGCTATTGCAGATGTAGCCGCTGAGTTAAACACGACCCGAGAAGAGGTTTTAAAGCAGGTACGTATGTCACAACTCGCCCTTGGCGAGCAGATCGGGGAACTGCAAAACACGATCGGCACTAACACCCAGCAAGCTACCCAGCAAGATTTAAACGAGATTATCAATCTGCTGGAAACCCAAGGTGTATACGACCAGCGGTATGACTTTAACGGCGATCAGATAGTTGACCAGAATGATAGGATTGCTATTGAGCAACGGCTAACTGGGGATACAAGTGAGCCATGGAACCCATATGAAGGGTCTAAGTGGGCACCTACTGGGGTGTTCAAAACTATAGCTGACGAGGCAGAAGCTACCCGCCAAGCCCAAGCTGCTGAAGCTGAACGAACCCGCCAAGCCCAAGCAGCGTCAGCGCTTAAAACCCAACGCATGGGGAACATGAATACCCTAATGGATATGTTAGGGCAAGCTGGGGATGTTGGTGGACAACAAGTTACAGTGAATGCTGCTGACCCAGCTAAGATTGGATACATATATGATTGGAATAGTATCTTTGCTAATCCATCACAGGAAGGCATGTTTGCATCCCCTTATGGGGCTTATGCTCAAGGTGGCGTCGTGCAAAATGACTCCGATGATGTGAACAACGAACTACTTAAACTGCTGAGGGGTTAATTATGAGCTACGACGACTTTGGGAACTGGGTAGACGACGTTAGTGATTACTACGACCCTACCGCCGATGACTACTACACGGATATGTCTGCCGACGATTGGGCGTTTGAGCTAGACTGGAACGACATGATGGCTGGCAACTACACCATGGACGAGATTTCAAATGACGTAGACGTGCAAGACCTGTACACAGCGTCACAAAGTGATCCATCCTTGTGGGACACCATTACCGGATTCGCCAAAACTGTAGGTAGTAGTGGACTGAAGAAAATATCCTCTGCGTTTAAAGACCCAGCTACGGGTAAAACTGACTGGCTGAAAGTTGCCGCAGTAGTAGGTGGTGGCTTATATGGGTTATCCCAAACCAAAACACCACAACCGACAGGTTACCAAGGTGGTATCCCTAAGTATGAAGCAGTGCGGGAGAAGGTACCCAATACCTATGATCCTAATCGTCGCCCCGGTAGCGGTGGGCAGCAGTACTTTACTGATGTTAAGTACGCTAAAGAGGACGAAGCAGTAGCTGCCCGTGCAGCGGCAAAGGAGGAAGCCCTTGGCCTTGAGTCACTAAATAAAGCGAACCCGGCCCAGCAGAGTAGACCTACAGCCGCAGCGGTTGCTCAGGCAGACGAGTCCGCTGCAATACAAGAGGGTAGGCCCGCATCAGATGTTATAGAGGATAGGCCGGTACCGACATATGCACATGGTGGAATAACTGCTCTTGCGCAGGGTGGGATGGGTAAAAGTGCCCCGCGATATTTAGGTGGCGCAACTGATGGTATGGGTGATAAAATTCCTGCACGGATAGACAACGGACAGGAAGCTAGATTAAGCCATGGTGAGTTTGTTATCCCCGCAGATATTGTTGGGCATTTGGGTAATGGCAACTCAGAGGCAGGGGCAGAGCGCCTATATGCAATGATGGATAGGATTCGTAAAGCTCGAACCGGCACGACTAAGCAGGGCAAGCAGATTAACCCCGACAAATTTTTAGCGTAAGCGAGGTACGATATGGCAACAGCACCAACAACAACAACTACTACTGCTAATACGAATTTAGCCGCCATGAATACTGGTGTGGGGCTAAATACAGGCACTGAGTCTAACCTGTCTAACTGGGCGGGGCCATATGTAACTGATATGCTGGGTAAGGGGCAGGCTCTAGCTGACTCTCCATATCAAGCATATACCGGCCCCCTTACTGCGGGAATTTCAGACGCGCAGCAAAATGCGTTTCAGGGAATCGCGGGGTTAACTCTCCCAACTAATGAGCAGATGCAGGCGTATACCCCACAGCAATTTACTGCTGAGGACGCTAATCGGTTAATGAACCCCTATCTGCAAGCATCGTTAGACCCACAACTAGCTGAAGCACAGCGGCAATCTCAGATACAGAACCTACAAAACCGTACCGCACTAAATAAAGCTGGTGCATATGGTGGCGGGCGCGGCGCGTTAATGGAATCTGAGAATCAACGGAATCTCTTAACCAATATGTCTAATATTACTGGACAAGGGTATAAGAGTGCATATGATCAGGCCATGGGGCAGTTTAATGTCGAGCAAAACCTTAATCGTGGTGCAGCGACTGACGCCCAAACCTACGGGTTAACTGCCCTACAAAGACAAATGGATGCGGGCGCTGCAGAGCGGGCTATTGAGACCGAGGGTATCTCTGCTGACAGGGCACAATTTGAAGAAGCTCGTGACTTTCCGTACAAACAAGTACAGTATCAGCAGTCATTACTCCAAGGCATGCCAGTACAGGCGCAGTCGTATACGTATTCACAGCCTAGCGCCCTATCTAATATACTGAGTGGGAGCGGCGGGATGATGGACTTATACAACCAAATCTTTGGTACACCAAAGACTCCCACACCAACACCTTGAGGTAACCCATGCAAATGCCATCGTCTAACACACAAGGGCTAGCAGGACTCCCGTCCCAAGGCCGTGCACCACAACAAGCCCCCCAAGGGATGCCACCACAGCCGGGAGCACAGCAAGGCGCACCTCAGATGCCTACGCCTACGAAGTCTAGCCCAACGGCTGGATTCGGTTCTGTCCAAGACAGGGTAGATGCGTATCGTGGGAATCCTCAAGCTCTGCAAGGGAAGTACACCATGGGTCAAGACTTACTTGACTTGTTGGCATTGCAGCAGATTAAGGGTGAAAAAGAAACCGCCGCGCGACAGATGCAGCTTCAGATGGGTCAGCAAGCCGCCGCACAGGGCGAGCCTCCGACAATAGCCCAGCAGCGGGAACAGGAAGTTACATCGCTTACCAAGAACGAGCTTGCACAACAACGTGGAGCCACAGCTAATCAACAGCTTTCACAGCAACAAGCTATGATGCAAAAGATGATGGGTGGCCTTGCTGGTGCACCCGGTGCAAACACTGCTGCACAACCTAAGATGATGGCCTCTGGCGGTATCGTCGCATTTGCTGGCCCTGAAGGTTCGGTAGTTGAAGGGGTGATGGATGCTGTTGATTACTTCGATGATATGGGTGAACCACTCACTTCGGCTGAGGTTAAATCAAAAGTGGCACGGGGTGAAAGCGTGTTTAAGAAAGTTGGTAACGCCCTTAAAGATGCAACTAATAGTGTCCGTAACGCACTACAGCCTTCAAGCAAGCTGCTGAACCCAAAAATACCTATGCCAACCGCTAGCGGCACGGCTAATGTCGCCAAAGGTGCTGGAAAAATGGGGATAGGCGCACTGAAACTGGCAGGTAAGGCTGCTGGCCCACTTGCTGCGGCAGATATGGCTACTACTGCGTATGATTTGTATAATACTCCGACAGAAGACTTACGCAAACTATATGGGCGTGAAGGGGAAGAGTCTTCTTTGATGGGGGATATTGGGGTTCGCGCTAGAGGTGCGGCAGGCATGCTTAATCCTTTTGGTGATACTAATGATAAGCTGGCTAAGCTACGCCAAGAGCGGCAGCAACCTACACCCGCTGCACCTCCAGAAGATACTACTGGGCTTGGCGACAGTAAACTTCCACCGGCTGGCGTAACTACGCCCCCTGTCCAACCCCCACAGCAAGGTGGTATCGCGGGTTTAGGTGCTGCTGCATCGGCACCTCAGCTTGCTGCGCCTAAAAATACACCCCCGACATTCACCCCTACTGAACAACCAGCATATCTTGCTGACGCCTTGAAGAAGGGTGTAGGTCGTGACCCCGCAGCGGAGGGGTTAGAAGAAGAAAAGCGTGTGGAGGCTAGGCTTAAACTTACCCCTGACCAACTTGCAGTGTACGAAAAAGGTAATCAGCAACGCCAGAGTATGTACGATACACAGTACAACCCAGAGCAGCTACGTCAACGACAAATTGCTGAAGCCCTAATGGGCGCTGGTGGGCGTGCATATGGGGAGCTTGCAGGCGGTGCCCGTGCAGGTCGTGCATTTGAGGATAGGACCAATGCAGCTAGAAAACTAGACTTTGAAGCGCTCCAGAAAGGGCGTGAAGGCTTAGTTAGTTTAGACCGTGCAGGGATTAAAGAAGGTATAGAAGCCGGTAAGAGTGCGCGTGAGAAGGCTGAAGAGGGTCAGAAATCTTCTACAACTAGCGCAACCACAGCGTATGGCTATAAATCACAAGAAGGGTCGAATGCGTATACTGCCCAGTTAAGGTCTTACGACGCGGGGTTAGCCCAAGATGTCGAAATGAAGAAGGCTGAGCTTGTTGCCGAAACTAATAGGTTAACAAAAACTGGGCTAAGTGATAATCGAGCGCTAGCATTTATAAGTAACACTCGTAAATGGATAAGTGACCAGACGCGTAAATTAGATGAAGGGTTTAATAAGCACCCGCGCTGGGGTATGCTCAATATGGCAGACCCTAAAACGCTTAAGCCACAAGACGTGCAGGATTTGAAAATAGCTAGGCTAGAGCTTCAGAAAGCGCAGAATGCCCTTGAGCAGTCTATGGAACCCGCACTTGCTGCAGCCGAGGCTACGCTAGGCATTGGTTTTAATAAGTCAAACCCAGAGCTAGATAAGTATTTAGCTAAATACGGGAATAAAAAATAGCATGGCTACATTCGACCAAGTGATGGCTGCACTGCGTAATGCAGACGCAGCAGGGGACACTGAAGCAGCCACAGCGCTAGCATTTGCGGCGCGGGATATGCAGCGTCGGAGGTCGAAGTATGATGATGAAGCCGACAGAATAGATCAGGAACTAGAGACACTACGTAACCAGAAGATAGAGCCTGAGACTACCTTCGGCGGCTACTTCAAAGAAGCGCCCAAAGCTATTGGTCGCGGTGCAATTGGACTGCTCGAAACAGCGGGAACTGGTATCTCTGCGCTCCTCCCAGAGGATACAGAGAAGGCTGCGCGAGAGAAAATCAAAGAGATTGCTACGGTCGCTAGGGAGCCGTTAGAAGCCGCTCCCGGCTACGAAGACACTATACCAACCAAACTGTTTGAGGGCTTAGGTTCAACCATACCATTCTTTCTCGCTGGCCCTCTAGGTGTAGCAGGGCGCGTTGCCGCTGGTGGGCTTGGTGTTGCCGCTGGTGCTGGTGAGGCACGTGAAGCCGCTGAAGCTAAAGGTGCTACTGGTGAAGAGCGCAGCAGGGCTACTATGCTCGGTGCGCCTACTGGTTTGTTAGACATCATCGCGCCTGAGATTGGCCCATTTAAGAGTCTCCTAAAGACCGCCGCCGCTCGTGGTGGTATGGAAGGTTTGACAGAAGCCGCACAGAAAGTTTCACAGAACCTGATTGCCAAGGGTGTCTATGACCCAAGCCAAGAGATTCTTGTTGGGTCTGGTGAAGAGGGTGCCTATGGTGCTGGAGTCGGTGCACTGGCAAGTTTGATTATTGATATGACCATCGGGCGTAAGGCTCGGCGTGCACATCTGGGTCTGGATAAAGCTGATCCTACGGCACCGGAAGAAAAGAAGAAATCTGAGCTACTGCAATTGACAGGGCAAGCTCCGTTTACACCTGTAGCGCTACCCGATGGCTCAGTCGCAATGACTCGTGAGGACTTGGCTGCATACGAGGAATCAAAGTTTAAGGATAAGTACGCTCCACAAGACGCGACTCCACAACTACGTGAGAAGGATGCAGTAGGAACGCAAGGTGAGTTATTCCCTAACGAGAAGGATAGCGCGTTAATCCAACTATCTCAAATTGAAGGGCCTCCACGCCAAGCCCCTGCAGACTTTGAGTTAGAAACGCAAGACGCTCCAATAGGTGAGCAGCAAGAACTTGACTTGCAACCACGTACTGAACGTGACACCCAGACCCGTGACATGATCGACGATCTGGAGGAAACCCAACAGATTGAGGAGATGTATGCAAAGGATGAACAAGATGCCGCCGATGTTGAGGCAGAGAAAACACGGCTAAAGTTTGAATCCGACCTTGCTGAGTTGGACGGGCGTATAGAGTCTAAGCAGAAAAAAACGACTGAGGATACTCGCCTGCAAGTGCTTATACCGCTCATCGAGTCCGACGTAAAGAACATCCCAAAAGCCTTCGTAGCCTCACTTAAGCGTGAAGGGTTTAACAACCCCAACCTGACTGAGCGGGAACAGCGACTCGTCAAACGTGCATATGACCTTCGCTTAGCTGAAGCCCCCGTAGTTGAAGCCGACCCTACTATCACACAACCAGAAGGGCAGACTGCAGAGTTAGAAGCTGCTATTCCTGAAAAGAAGTCACAGCGCGTACCTGAACAGATGGGTTTTACCGGGATGGGTAAACCGAAGGGTGCTGCACCTAAAGCCTTTTCTGATGCCGAGGTTGCACTCCAACAAAAACCGTTTGCCACGGTACTGACTCCTGAAGTTCTAGCCAATACGGGCTTACCAAAGCAGTCTGGGTTCTACAAGCAGTTGCTCAATATGAATATGGCTGATACGGCACAACAGCCTGCTATCGCTAATATCTTTGGGCGTGTAAGGGAAAACCCTAATGTTAAACCTGATACAAAAGCAGCTATTGAAAACCTTGCAATGCAGGCATTTGGTGGGCTAGCTAAACAAGGTGAGATGTACGGACCTAAAGGTGGGGTAGTGCAACCTACTGCACCGGGGGCTAAAAAAGTAGCCACCGCCCCTGTAAAGGAGACATCAGATGGAACTACCCGAGGACGTGATAAGGTCGCAGGCGCTGACAATGGAACAGCTAGAGTTAGCCCTGTCAGTAGCAAGTCAGATGCACAACCGCAAAAAAATGTCGTCGCTGCTAGTACCAAACGAACTGAAGCACCTAAGCCCACTAGATTGGGAGATAGTGGACAGTCTGTTGGCGGCGTTGGAAGCAGAACAGTCTTGGAGTCAGGTGCACTGAAGAAAGCCGAGACTAAGACCGAGACTAAGACTGAGGCCAAAGGCAAAGACTCCCTACCAGCACTCGACAAAAACGACCTTGCATGGTCGATGCTCCAACGCGCCGAAGCCGCTCAGCGTAAAGCCGATGCAGAAACTAAGGCCGAGACTAAGACCGAGACTAAGGCCGAGACTAAGACCGAGACTAAGACCGAGACTAAGACCGAGACTAAGGGTAAACCCGAAGTTAAACCCACACGTACGGCTGGGACTACCCAAGGTAAGGGATTACCGCTTGGAGAAAATTCGTACCAGACGGCTAAAGACATGGGGGAAATCGATCATGCCCTTCGTACATTAGCTGCGGATGCTTACCTAAACACTTTCGACACATACAGCGAGAAAAAAGTATTAGAGTTGCTTAGGAGCATAGAGGATGGGAATATACCTGACCTTAAGTTTGGTAAGGTAGGCGTAAATGGTCCGGGTACAGGCGGCAAGCATGCTGAGGCGTTTTATGCTTCCTTAAGCAAAGACGAAAAAGCTAAGTTTAATAAAGAGTTTAAAGAGTTTCTGCTGTCTGAAATTAGGACTAAAAAGTTCCTTGATGACTACAATAGACAGCAGTACCTAGTGCGTGAGGATGCTACTGCGGTTGCCGATACCGATACGTCACCCTTACGTAAAGATATAAACCAGATAGCTACAGCACTGCACCCTATGGTCGTGCGAATGCTCAACAATAATAATTTAGTCGGTGCGTTGAAGTTTATCGCTGACCAAAAACTAGGCCGTGCATCAGAAATAGCTAAAGTTATTGCTAGTAAGTTACAGGGAGTAGACGTTAAAGTTGAAGCCTTCGATAGTAACAACCCATCTAAACTTTTACAGCAAGCACTAAACGCACATCCAGATGCTAAGAAGTCATCTGGCATGTATATAACCTATAACGGTGGTAAGAAACTAATCCTGCTTGATTCTAAATCTGGTCTTGACGTTTGGACACTCCTGCATGAAGCACATCACCCCCTTATAAATACTACATTAGATAACGCTTCACATCCGCTAACCAAGCAGATGACCCAGTTATTTAATGACGTAAAGGACTCTCTCGATGGTGCATACGGTGCGACTGACGTAAAAGAGTTTGCCGCAGAAGCTCGTAGTAACCCTGTATTCCAGCAGAAGCTGGCAGCGATTAACCCTAAAGGCGAAGCCATTACCGCGTGGCAGCGGTACGTGCGTATTGTTAAAAACTACCTGCGTAGCCTTATTGGTTTGCCTACTAAGAGCATGGACTCCGCGCTTGATTCGGTAGACTACATGGTTGAAGCGATTGTTAATGGACACAACAATACTAGCGCCTCGCTGTACTCGGTATCGCTGCTGAATAAAGGTAGCATGTTCTTTGACGCCATGGGCACAAGAGCTAAAAACTTACCCGCGCTTAATGACGAAATAGTTGGCAACATACAAGAGACATTGATACGCGCTAAAGGGGCTACAAAAAATATTATCCTGCAGTCACTACCACTTAATGCACTAGTTGAAGTTGCCGACAAGTACGTGCCTATGGCTTCTAAACTAGGCGTGCTCATAGATGCACGTTCAGGGGAAGAGAATAACCGTAATCAAAAGATTGAAGCCACCGCAAAACATGTTTCTGAGTGGGCGTCAAAAAATCCCCAACTTGTAGCTACGTTAAACAACGTCATCTACCCGAGTACTACACTTCAGGTTGACCCAAGCAAGCCACGTAAAAACTACGAGGGTAAGTTTGACCGTAGTGGCAATAAAAAAGATGCCGCGTGGGATGACTTGCAGAAAGACTGGAAAGCCCTCGGAACTGATGGGCAAGAAATCTATGTGCTAATGCGCGATACATATAGTACGCTATATGAAGACATTAAAACTGTCCTTGACTCACGTATCGACAGCATGCTAGAAGACAAGGGTACTGCAACTAAGGTTAAGGCAGAGATATACCAACGCTTATTTAAGTCTGGTTTTATTGAGCCGTACTTCCCCCTAACCCGCTCGGGTAGGTATTGGTTATCCTATAACCATAAGGGTGAGATGTATGTTGAAGCATTCGATAAGTCAAAAGACCGTAGTGATGCGATAAAAGAACTTAATACGATAGGGGCTACAGACATCCAAGAGTTTGCTCAAGGTAAGAAAGTTAACTACCGCAAAGCGCCCGCTACGTCTTTCGTAAACAACGTGCTACAGACGTTAGAAGCTAACAAAGTAGACAGTACTGTTACTGATGAAGTTATGCGGCTGTTCCTAAACACCCTGCCTGAGACATCGTTTGCGCAGGCATTTAGGTCACGTAAGGGTACTTCTGGGTATAAGGTAGATGCTATTAACACACTGCATACCAAGGCGTTTAATATCTCCCGCCAGATAACTAACATGAAGTATGGTGCGAAGCTAGAAAAACTACGTGCCGAAATGGAAGACTACGTGCGTAGTCAGAACAACCCAGCAGAAGCTATGGAGATGCTGGATGAACTAAATAAACGTATTGATTACGCTATTAGTCCGCAAGTCCCCACATGGGCAAAATTAGCTACATCTTTCGGCTTTACGATGACGCTGGGCTTTAACGTGTCATCAGCAGTGGTTAACGTATCGCAGATACCATTAGTAGTTATGCCTTACCTCGGGGGTAAATACGGGTACTCTAATACAACCATGGCACTTGGTAGGGCTACTAGATACTTTACAGGGTCTGGGTTCCACCGGAATGTAGAAATGATGGCACCATGGAAAGGTAGCGCGTCAAAAAATGTACGCGCCGCGCCATCGCTGGATAACTATGACTTTACCGCCAAGGGTGCACCTAAGCATCTGGAAACCCTATCTAAGTTAGCAGGTGCGCGTGGGCAGTTAAACCGTTCGCAGGTATACGACATCCTAGACGTTGATGAGAGCCAAGGGTTAATGACCAAGGTTAACGCCATATCGGGATTTGTGTTCCACCATGGTGAGCGGATGAACCGTCAAGTAGCCATGATCGCTGCGTATGAGTTAGAACTACAGAGCATGGTGGGTAAGGGTAAAGACCTAACTACCGCGACAAAAGCCCAGCAAGAGAAAGCTGCTGAGTACGCGCTGTACGTTACTGAGTTGACCAACGGTGGAGTAGCCGCTGCCGCTGCACCTCGACTCGCACAGAAGCCGCTCGGTAAAGTTATGTTTATGTATAAACGCTATGGCGTGTCTATGTACTACATGCTGTTCAAAACGGCACGGGATGCGTTGAAGTCTGAGGATGCACAAGTCCGCGCTATTGCTAAGCGCCAGATCGCTGGTATTTATGCCTCATCTGCACTGATGGCGGGGGTGCAAGGGTTGCCTATGTTTGGTATGGTAGCTACGCTGTACAACCTCATCCTTAAAAGTGATGACGACGATGATTTTGACACCGCTGCACGTAAGTACTTCAAGGAAGGTATATACAACGGTGCACTGAATGCGACAACGGGCTTAGGTATTGCGGGGCGTATCGGTCTATCTGACCTACTGTTCCGCGACTCTAATACTAAGCCTAGTGATAGCGTGCTGTTGAGCCTTGTGGAGACAGCGTTTGGCCCTGTGTTTGGCACCATGCTTCGCGCAGAGCGGGGTTTGCAGCTAATACATGACGGGCATACCATGCGAGGGGTTGAGCAGATGCTCCCATCGGCTATGGGTAACATGTTTAAGAGCATTCGGTTTGCTAATGAAGGTGCGAAGACCCTACGGGGAGACCCTATCATGGGTGACGTAGGCCCATGGAACGTTTTTGCACAAGGGTTTGGCTTCTCTCCCGCAGAGTACACACGCCAGCTAGAGATAAACTCAGCAGCTAAGAATATGGACCGCGCAACAACGGAACGTAAGACAAACCTCTTACGCAAGTACTACGTAGCCGTACGTATGGGTGACTCACAAGAAGCGCAAGACATAGTGCAGGAGATGCTGACATTCAGCCGTAGGCATCCGGGCATAGCAATTACTGGTGAGACTATCAGCAAGTCTATGCAGCAGCACATGAGAACAACTCAGGATATGTACCACGGCATTACACTAAGCAAGGGGCTACGTCCAGAGTTGATGCGCAGCATCGCTGAGTATGAAGATGATGACGGGTGGCTACCCGACGATGATTAAAAAAAGCCCCCAGTGGAGTGCTGGGGGCTGAAGCATCAAGGAGAACTGACAGGCGGAGAAGACCTGCCAGTGGTCATAGTATCACAAGACTCTCCAAACCCGAACCCCCCATGCGCCACTTTCGGTCTTTATCCGCACGTCTAGCGTCCAGTCATAATACGTGGCAACCTCGTTTAGTTGCCTAACGCACTCTATCGTGTTAACACATGGTATAAACACTGACGCGCCGGGTACGAACTTATCCCACATTATGTTGATAAGCACGCCATCTGGCGCGATGTCGTCAACGCGGACCCTGTGCTTGAATGAGCGCGACGGGAGTTGCCATAGCTTCTTCAGTTTCATCGGTCATAAACTCAGAACAGTCAACCACAATAACATCCACTGGTGGGAAGCTCATATGGGTGCCTTTGGATAAACGAACCTTGGCTTTAGTTGCCTTAGTGCGCCCAGACTTTAACCCCTCAACAAACCCACTGTAGTTAATTTGCTGTTTAGCGCACCACTCTCTAAGTGGCTTTGGCATAAGGTAGAGCTTCTTCACGTCATATTCATAGCGTGCTACTAAGTTATTACCACGTGGGGATGCTACGGGGGCGATCAGAGTATCAAAATCAATAGTCTGACGGCGAGCATCATCGGTAGACTTGATGCGTAGCATACTGTTGTAGTTCTCAGCTAAGTAATCTGTCAAGATTGTCTCTACATCAACGTTCATTTCGACAACACCCATCTTAGCGCGACGCATAGTAATGAGCGCCCACTTCACGATCGGTTCAATCTTCCAGTCAATAAGCCCTGCCTTCTTAGCCAGCATCAGACCAGTGATAGTCCGTGACACTAGCACAGACCAAAAGCGATTTTCAGCAGTTAGCCCTGCCTCTATGTCGATCTTATGCTGCACTGCATCTGCTAGTGCCTTAGCAGCCTCAAGGTTATTCATAACATACTGGATATAGACCAACCCAGCGTGCCCATAGTTATCCTTGATCTCTGCGGAAAACTTATCAGTCTCGGCCTTAGATGCAAACTGTAAGCGCTCTGCGCGGCACGATAACACCCGCTGTGCTTCGGCTTTAGGAAGTGCCTTATACATAGCAATACGCTCTAGCATGTCGGTGTTACCCGTTGTGCCAAACAGCGCCTTCCATGGCTTGCCACGGGTACGCTCGATGTTCCCCTTAACCCCCATCCGGTTACGCTGCATGCCACTAGGTAGTTGGTACGCCCAATCAGACAGGTCTTTCGGTGCAGTGTTTGTCATCTCATCCATGTACACGGCAAAGTTTTTATACACCTCTGCGCGGTTCATTTTTGAGTTGTATGTATCTCGCTCAATTAGCATAAGCAAGTCTGGGTCACCCCATACAGATGCACCTGCTAACATACCTGTTGTCTTACCGAGACCACTCTCTTTACTGTATAAGTGGAACGCTGCCGCATTGATCTTTTGAAACTCCATAAGCTGCGAACCGAATTGCAGGCCCACCATAAACTGATGTGGCTCCATACCATCACGGTTATAGAACTTCATGGTCTGCTTCCAACCCTCTAACGTACCCTTGGGTTTGAAGTATGGAAACAACCCAGCGGTAGCCGCCGATGGCGCGTTAATCTCAACACGGTCTTTATATATCAGCATATTACCCGCCGCAAAGCACGTGCCAGAGTCATCTACCCACCCAAATTGTCGATGTGCGTCCTCAGCCTCGACACTAAACTGTAGTTCGTTTACCCATCTCATGGTGTACTCCATTAGTTCTGCTACGTTGAGTACCGCTACTCCTTGCATAGCCAAGCATCTTCTAAATTCATCCTTCGTGCCTACCGCAGCTAGTGGAACCGTGAACTCACGTACACCATCTTTAGGCAGGTGGAGCCGCATCACTAAAGTTTCCCCAGAATCAAGGTCTTTTAGGCGGCGTACTACGTATATGTCATTGAAATATACGAGTGTGTCTTTTGGGTCTCCGTCTTCATTCTTACCGTGCTTGAATACCCCACCCGTTTTGCCCCTGAAGTAGGGCATAGGGTACTTGGGAATTACGTACTGCATGGGAGGGGCAGCAGATATATCGACTGACTTCTGTACAACAATGTTGTCAGACTCCTCAGCTTCTAATACCTCTCGCCCTAACGCTATAGGGGACTTAAACTTCCCTCGGTGCTTACATTCAGAACACACACCTGCACGATACTCATCAAACCTATCGCATAGGTACGGCCCCTTTATGTGGCTCACCTTTTCTTCCGTAGCCTCAAAAGAATACTCGGGGTGCTTCTCCGATAGTCGGTGTATTGCCTTGCCACCATCAACGCAGAACTTTGCGATTGACAGCGCTGCCCGCCATAGCGGTTCAGACACCCCCTCTTGATTTGCATACACCTCACCGATCTGAGCGCATCCCTTACCATCCATGGTCTTCATTAGGATAGTCTTGAACCTGCTGGTGTAGCTACCCGATATTGCCTGCATCATAGGGTCTTGCCCTGCGGGGGTGTATGAACTTACAGCTTTTAATACTGTGTCCACATCCGCAGTGCCTAGAAGTTCTGAGAACGCATCAAGTGTTACAGGGTCTCCAGCAGAGCCAATGAATACTACATCGTGTGGCGGTGTGCCTTTATGGTTGTGTGTGCCGGGTACACGTAGAACACGTGCAGCATCTGCAGTAACAACCATATCCGCGTGTAGCTTATGCTGTTTGCATAACGCCTTTAACCGTTCAGCAACTGGTATCCATACTGTACGAGACACTGGGGATACAAGAGGCCAATATACGTGTATACCTCGACCCGAATTAACAAGTGTCGGACGTGGTAGTTTTAGTTGTTTACAGAACCCTCGCAATGCTGTAATTGCTTGGGCCTGTGTCTCATAGTCTTTTGTCGCCCCACAATCTAGATCAAGAAAAAATGCTCTGAGTTGTTTTACGTTAAGTGCATCCCGAGAACCCGCCTCGTCAAATGTACCAAGCGCAAAATACGCATCAAAGCCTTCTTCGTCAAGATTATGGGCGGCATGGATAACAGCGTCTAGGTCTGTATAAAACTTCTGTACTTTGCGCTTATCGGCATTTCGATTAGCCCAGATACAGTACACCCCATCATCCCCAAGAACTGCCTCCAAAAATATTTTTATGTCCATAGCCGCCAATCGTTGGTGTGAAGGGAAAAACGGAAAAGGTGGGGGAAAGGCTCAGGTCGTCAACCTGAGTAAAGGGTGACACACCCCTCCCCCAAAACAAATCAGTCGTCCCAATCACCAACAATGTCAGACAAGTCAGCCTTCTCCGCAGGGGCTGGGGCAGCGTTCTTTTTAACTACCTTAGTCGGCTCAGCTACTTCCTCAGCTACTTCCTCAGCTTCAACCTTCACAGCTTTCGGCGCAACCTTCAATGCGTTCTTAGCGCCGGTAGCTACAGCAGGTGCGGGTGTGCTAACTTCCTCCGATACATCCATCTGACTTACGGTAAACGTAATTGCCTTAATTGTATCGGGGTGGTCACGCAGTGCTAACGCTTGATGTAACTCACCCTCGTTCAATGGGCGCAGTGGTTTAAACACCAGCTTCATTATGCCGTTAGAGTCAAACCGCATTTCAGTCACTACGCTAATAGCGTGTGTGTTGTGTGCACGGAGGTAACGCCCGTACGCTTGCAGTGGCATTTTCTGGCCTTCCGCATCCCCAAACACCGATGTAGCTGGCAGGCTAAGTTGGTACACGTTATTGTCTACACCCTCGTCTGATGCCAAAGCTACAGCCACACGCTGGCTAAACCGGCATGCACGCCCATCACCTTGTGAGGCAGAACCCTTGATGTTCTGGGTGCAGTCTTTGCAGAACTTAGCTTGACGGTTTTCTTCGGGCACTGCGGGATCAGGGGATTGGGTATCCGCCGACCAGCAAGTAGGCTTAGTCTTCTGACCTTTAACATATGTCCCTGCGTAGTACGTCCTGCCCAGTGCAGCAGCGTTGATAAGTACGACTTGCATCGCACGGTCATCAGTCACGCGCACTTCCTTGCCGCCAATAAACTCACGGAACACACTACCCTCAATGCTAATACGTCGGCTTCCTCCACCAGAGCCAGCAATCTTGCTCGTCAGATCATCTTCGATGCCACGTAGTAAGGCGGCGGTGGCTGGGGATTGGTTACCAAACAGTGTCATATCGTTACTCATTTTTCTTCTCCAAAATTAAATGTCTTCGTCAGGGTTGTTAAAGTCCAACTCTAGTTGGACGGGGGTATCATCTTCAGCGGGGGCATCAGACAATGTGGGGGCTTCGGGTGTGTCGCTACCAGTCAGCGCGTCAGTCACCTTGGAGATACAAAAGCGGTAGGTGCTACCAGCTTTAATGTACGTACTTGCAGGGATAAGGTCTTGGCGTACCCATGCGCGTATAGTTGAAATCGACACAGAGTAGTGCTTAGCTACGTCTTCGATTGGTACAAAGTTTTCGTTACTCATTTCTTTCTCACAGTAATGGTGTACTCACTATCCACATTCAATCCCGGTGGTAGTAGTTCGGGGTTAGACTCCAGAAACTGCTTCATGTTGCCTTGGTGTAGGCGCTTCTCAAACAGGTCTGGTACGTTATGCTCAATTACAAATTTACCCATTGACTCCCAGTCGCTTGTCCAGTAGCGTGTAGTAATGCCACGGTAAAACAACCCCTCGGCAGTGCGTACGCTCTCGATGTTCTGCGACTTGCAATACGCCAAGAGTGCGGACTTTACCTTGACCATTTTTTCTTTTAGTGCCTTCTCTTCAGCGTCAAAAGCGGTCTTGATCTCGCTCATCTTTGCGTTCATCTTTAAGTAGACTTTGACCAGCTTCTCCACTGGTATGTCTAGCGCGTCCTCTGTCATCTCAGTTCTCCTTTTCGTTGATGGAATGTGTAGTATAGCAGCAAATCCTCCCCTAATCAATCAAATCTTTGTAAAGATCAACTATTTTTGAGTGAACGTCTATTTTATTATCTAATAAGTTGTAAACGTGTCTTTCTACGGCTGACCCACATAGCTGTATGACAGTAGATGGGTGGTGTTGACCGGGCCGATGCACTCGTGCGTTAGCCTGCGCGTATGTTTCTAGTGAAGGTGTTGGACCCCACCACACTACTGTGTTAGCGGCAGTGAGTGTCACCCCGTGGGCAGCAGATTGCGGCTGGATCACTAGCACTCTGGGGTTGGGGGAGTTTTGGAACGCTGCAAATATCTCGGTGCGTTTACCGGCAGAGACATCCCCACTGATCACCTCGTTCGTGTACCCGTCGTCTGTTAGCTTTTGTGACAGGATACGGATGATGTGCTTGAACGGCACAAAGATCAAGACCTTCTGGCTAGACTCTGTGATGACCTCAGTAAGTACTGAGTACCGCTTGCTAATATCAAACTCCAAGGTCTCGCCCGTGTCCGAGTACACTGCACCGCAAGATATTTGCAGGAGTTTGCTCATGTTCACTGCAGCGTTTATCGACGTGATCTCCTCCCCCGCAGCCTGCACTACCATCCGCTTCTTCAGTAGGTCGTAGTATTTCTGCTGTTGTTTGGTCAGTTCGACGTTACGCCTAGCGTATGTCATCTCTGGCAGGTCGAGGCACTCATCCTTGGTAAACCGAATCGCGGGTTGCAGTGCAGTAAACACTGTCTGGGTAGCTGTGTTCTTTGGAATCCACCGGAAGTTAGTCAGCTTAGTCATCACTTGCTCGCGGAAGCTGGTAAAGAACTTAGGCACGCCACTAGGGTTAACGAGTTTGGCTAGCCCATAAGCATCTAGGGGGGACTGTGCGGCAGGTGTACCTGTCATCATCCATAGCCAAGTCTCTGGCTTAACTAAGCGGCTAAGTATCCTCCACCGCTTTGTCTGTACGTTCTTATAGGCGTTAGCCTCATCAACAACAATAAGGTCGAACCCCCCTGCTGCAATGTCATCAGCAACGATCTCTACACCGTCGTAGTTGATAATTACAAACTCTGCGTTGCTGTTAATAATGGCTCGGCGCTTCTCCTTGGCTCCATATGCTATGTCAACACTCCGGTGCATAGCAAACTTGAACAGGTCAGCCCTCCATGCTGAGTCCATGATAGATAGGGGGCATATCACCAACACCCGCTTCACCCTACCAAGCTGCATCAAGTAATCTGCAGCCCAGATTACTGACCCTGTTTTACCCGTGCCTTGCTCATTGAGGCAGAACGCTCGGCGGTTCATTGTTAGGAACGCAGAAGTTACCTTTTGGTGCTCAAATGGTTTTAGTTGCCCAGACCACCCGTACCTGCCCATGATGGGGGATGGTACATTCTTAACACGTAGGTTACGGAGCACTTGTGCTTCATCCAAGCCCCAATGTACTAGGACTTGGTTACCCTCAAGTTCTCGGCTCTTGGGTATGACGGTTGTTATCTGCTGTGGGTTACGCACCTTCAGCAACAACGCTCTGTTATTGATAATCTCCATTAGGTCTCCGCAGACGGGAGAGCGGCGCAAAGTGGACATCCACTTGCGCTCTACACCGTCGAATTTGTAATCTAACCGAACGCGCGATGCGCGTCAAGTAGGGGTTTTCCCGCCCTTTTCTTTTGTGCTGTGTCCATTACGTGCACGGTTCTTTGCTTTTGTTACTACACGTACACCGTCTTTGTTGCTACCACCCTTAGATAGCATCTTTACGTGGTCAATGTCCTTACCCTCACGCTTGTCTGCTTTGCCGTTGGCGTTTTTATCTGGGGAACTGGCATCCATAGCACGGCGGGCACGTTGGCGTTCCATCCGATCAGGGAGTTCACCCCGCTTCTTCTGCATCTCGTACTCATGTGCGTACGGTCTAGGGGATTTGGTGTATGGCATGTTAGCTCCTTCCATTGTGTGGGCATGATAAAACAACGCAGTGTCGTTTACAGAGTCCCGAGGTGCGGGGGTTCCATACGTTTGTCTCGTATGCTCTACGCATGCGCCCATGGTCGCTCAGCCATTTCGTCCATAGTCTTTGCTCGTCAACTTCTCTACTATAGCTTGCCTTGGGGAACTGATTAGCGACAACAAACAGCAGTCCACCCTTAACCTTAGTCACTTCGGGGAAGTGCTTGAACACCGCTAGTGCCATCAATTCAAGCTGCCCAGTATCCGCGTACTTCGCGCTCTTACCAGTCTTGTAGTCTACTATCCGAGCAAGCCCATTATCCTCCAAGATAATAAGGTCAGCAATACCACGCCACCATACTTCTGGGTCTTTAAACCCGCACGGCTCAAGGTTAGCGGTCAGCCCCATCTCGTACTCACACAGCTTTCGGCCCGCCCTGTGATTGAGGTTATCCAGTACGCTCTTAGCGTACATGAAGTGTGGGGGTAGTGGGGTGCCGTCACGTATGTAAAACTCAGCCGCCTCGTGGAACTGCGTGCCATAGGTCAGGTGCTCAGCGGTCTGATCTTCTTGGAAGTCTTTGACAACCTTCAAATGGTAAAACTTTTTAGGACACTGATCAAATGTCTTGATAGACGAGAACGACCATGCTGGAATTTTCATTAACACTCCCCATAAGATTTACCACTACCTGATTCACAATTGACTGGCAGTCCATCCGCCCACTCGGGCACCCATCGCATGCACTCCTCTACATACTTCTGTGCATCCTCAGCATCACAGTCTCGTACGCATACAGCAATAGCATCATGCACAGTAAGAACAACTTTGTACCGCTTGCTAATCAATAGCATCTGCTCCGCGATGATGCACCGCGCAATAGCTTGGCATACGTTCTCGACGACCTTACCTCCGTATATACGTGTGCGCCCCTTGCGTGTCTTGTAATGAAACTCGACACCCTTCTCGGTCTCGTCGAATGCTAAATCATCGTACCGCATCAGTAGCCCAGAGGGTAGCTTGATAGCACGTTCGGCAGGTACAAACGACAGTACTCCGGCTCGTCCTAACGTAGCATTATCTCCGCGTGACAAGTTAACAAGCGCGTTCTGTGCCTGCCTCCATAGCCTAGTGATAGCCCCGTTAGTACGCCGGTAGATGTCAATGATACGCCGTGCTTCCACAGCGTCTACCTCAGCGCCCATACCCTTGAGTTGGGCTTGGAACTTCACAGCACCCATACCATAACCCGCGCCAAGAATTGTGGTCTTACCTACGAATCGCTCTTCCTTCGTAACGTCTGCCTCGTCCTTACCATAGATAGACCTTGCCATCTTCTTGTATACGTCCTTACCCTGTGCGAATGCTTCCGTCAGATCATCTTGCCCCGCCAACCACGCAAGCACCCGCGCCTCAATCTGTGAAGAGTCAGCGTCAATGATCGTATGTCCCTCGGGCGCAATGATAGACAGCTTCAGTTTGTTAGCGTTCTTACCACGACTAGGTAAGTTCTGCATGTTGATCTTGTCGTCCCCACCGAACCGCCCAGTGTGCGCGGCGTAGTAACGAATAGGTACAGGCAACTTACCGCGCGACGCGATGTCAAGAAACCGTTGGGTGCGTGTCTCTTCTAGTGTTGACTTGTTACCCAGTCTTGCGGCAATAAGTGTCTGCACTCTAGCGTCGTCGTGATCAGCGAGGGCTTTGAACCCCTCATCAGTCTTTGCAAACGCGTAAGTCTGACTACCCGTTGCTGGGCTTATTTTCATAGGTGGCTCTACACCAAACCCACGTAGCAACTCAGCGAACTTCTCATTACTCATAAGTTCCGCCTTGTCTACACCAGAAGACGCCAACAGGTCTTCCTTCATTAGCTGTACTGTGCGTAGGTGTTCTTCAAGTAGCTGCGGGTCAAGCTCAAGCTCTGGCTCAATGAACATACGTAGTGTCAAGTCAATGATCTTTAACTCCTGCCTAGGAAACTTACGCGCTAGCCGGTTAAAGAGTTTATAAGTTAGCTCAACGTCATTGATGCAGTAGTCACCGTACCTTGCCAAGTCCGCTTCGCTAAAGTTTACTCGTCGTTTGCCGATGGCAGCGACGACTTCGGTTCCTTTTTGCCCGAGGTTATACCTCTCAGCCATAGCTTTAAGTGAGCCGCCAGCCTCCACGCCGTGTAAGGCACGGCCCATGCACAAAGTGTCAAGCCAAGCCCTAGGACTAATACCGAAACGCCAACTAAGGATAGACCCGTCAAAAATGGTGTTGTGCGCCAAGACCATAGACTCTTCCCATTTAAATGCTCCTTGAAGCCACTCTTTAATTTCTTGATGTGTTCCACTTGCCCACTCCGTTTCTTTATCGTTAACTTTTACTGCAACCCCAATCACCTCGAACTGCTTACTACGTATGTACTCTTCTGTTGTTATCTTAGACAGTGAGAAGTCCTTGTCATAGTAAGTTTCAAAATCAATTGTTATTAAGTTCATCACTCGACCTCATAAAAGATTTCACTGCGCCATTGCGTGACACTTGGCATATGGTTGTGCGCCTTACTAGGCTCGACTTTTTGCACTGGGGTAGTCCACCCTAACGACTTTAATGCGCGTACGCCACTGACCCACACGTTAGGGTGCAGTTCCTTGGGTCGGAACAGTAGATTGTTCGCGCAGTATTCACGGAACTCGTCGCCTGTAACCAACGGCTTCGTGGTAAGTAGTTCCTCCGCCAATTCAAGATAGCGTTCGACGAACGCAGGGTTCGTCTTGTTTGCTTTCTCCCAGCATTTGTCGGCCAGATTGAGGGCCATTTCCATTCGGGCTGATGTCATCTTCGTTCTCCTTGATAAGTTAATACTGACTGAACTCTTCTAACTTCTGCATGTAGTGCTTCGCCTTGTCTGCGTCAGGGCTGTCCTTCTTACCTTGCCTCAT